ATGGATCTAACACAATTACCGCTAGAAACTATAATAGTAATATTTATTGTATTCTTATGTATGATAATTATGATGATAGCTTCATTCTGTACAGTAGGAATCTACAATAAAACTATAGAGATAAAGAAAATTATAGAAGACTATCTAAAAACAAAAAATTAAGGCGGAAGAGGGCGAGTCTGTTTGAATATTGCAGGTAATGATGCTTGACGAAGTCTGACGCTAACAGGAATAACAGATGACGAAGTAGGTACATCTCTATCGATCAATAGATCATAAATAGAATCAATAGCTGAATCACGTTTAAACTGATAAACAGATATATCATACTTATCAGAAGAAAAAACTAAATTATCATCAAAAATATACGAATCCAACCCTAATTCAGATAATGATTCATAACGCTTTACGGGCTTGTATAGATTCTTAGAGGCCCAGTAGCGACGTTTATTGAATCGATTGATCATATCCTTAGTAATATATTTAGTAAGATACGCTGCCGCCTTAGTTTGATCATCGTCAAGCTTCTGAGCGTTAGTAAAGCCAGCAGTGAAACCTGTAAGATTATAAACACGTTTACCATTTTGAAAAACATTAGTAGACTTTAATTCGGCATTATAATCACGAATCAAAGCGTGAAAATGGATAGCACCGTCTTTATGGAATTCGGGAACAATCACGTATGCAAAATTAGGAGAGTGCTTCTTCTGACGATTGAGCCAGTACTTCATAATATTAGACGTAGATTCTATAGAGTACCTATCGACCTTCTTAGGATTGAAAGTAAAAGTAACAAAATATGAAAAATTATTAGATAAAGCATAATCGAAAATAGTAGTACGAGTACGACGAAGTGACTCTTCAATAGCTTTATCTGATGGCTTCTCCGAATTTCTGTTAGGCTTATGACCCAATCTGGATCGTGGAATAACTAAGGGATTGTTAAAAATAGTGACTTTATACATATTATTAGGGTATTCCTTTGTAATGTGTTCAATTACAGTTAAAGATTGATTCATTAAACATACCCCCAATATGTTATTTTTTACGTGTTGTTTACCTCGTAGCCCTACGGGCGGGAACCTATAAACACCGCCCGGACGCGAAAAGCGTAACTTTTCGCGCCGATCAGAGAGTCGCTTCTACCTAGAAAACACCCCCTTTCTCCTTCTAAGGGGAACAGCAAGTTTCTTTATCGTGACAGTAGGTTGCGAGGCGAGATAGACACCGTCAGCCTGAGAGCCAGTAAAGACCACCTGATTGGTATCGTATGAATCGCGCAACGCTTGCGACTGGAAGAAGAATCCCATTTTAAGAGGACGCGATCCGTCAACGCGCTTGCCATTATTATCAAATTCCAGCTTCTTAGCGATAAACGCCCAGTAGACCGTAAAAATAGGGCCAGCAGACAGCCCGAACGGAAGAGCGAAAGACTTGCATTTGAAGGCAATATCCGAGCGACGACGTACAGCCTTAACCAATTGATCATAATCTTGAGAAGTAACGAGGTGGATCCGTTTCTGTTTACGGTTCTGAGCGGCCTGATGAATTACCCAAGGCGGAACGTTGCGAGAGTCCTGATTAGAAAAATAATTTTGATATTCATCAGTAATAACTATCACGCCATACTTACCATTGCGAACACACTGATTAACAAGAGCATATTCTTCTAAAGAAGAATAATAGATATAGCTAAAAACAGTATCGATCTCACGAGAGAGAATAGACTTCAATTTATCTAAAGATCCGTCGAATCTGAGAGCAGTACGATCTTTTAATATGATGTTAGAAACAACAATAGCTTTCGGATAGCGTTTTACAATTTTCTTATAAAAATGAATTAGAGTTATAGTCTTGCCATCACCTTGTTCACCGAAAAATGTCTGAATACCTGAAGGTTGAAAATAATCTGGATCCTTACGATTACGTCTATTTTCTCTAATAGCTTCTTTATCAAAATTAAAAGACTTAGAAACGAACGGTAGAATATTAGGCATTAATGACCCCTCACTTTGTTATAAAACCAAAGAACAGGACGTATTGCTATAAAGACAGTAATACTAGTGACGATCATAACGAGCATTGTAGCGAAGAATGTATCACCTATATAATTCCTAAGAACAACGATCGGAAAGGCAAAATAAGGAACAACATTATTAATGGCATTAAGAAAAACTAATGGAGCCGCAGGAATTAAGATAAGAGAGAGAATAAATTTAATGATAACGACGATAAACGACAAAATAAACATTACTATCATATACTAATCCTTTCTCCTTTCTTCCCAGTCACCATGATCACCAGTACGCTCGTCAAGCCAGCGAACGGATTGAGTTTCATGTTCCTCTTCTTCATAATCCTCTACATAGATTCCAAAGAACCTGTTGGCCAATCGATAACAAGTCCACAAAAAGCCAATAGCTATACCACCCTGAAGAAATATCTGCATAAATGACCAAACGGCCGGCAATTGATATCGCCATCTACACATCTCGAGGTTAGCAGTAGAGCCAAAAATAGTAAGCGAAACAGCACAAGTAGTATTATTAGAGTTCATAGCTTCAACTGTAGTAAACACGCCTTTTATAAACGTAAACGGCAAGGCTAAGAAACCTAATCGATCAATAATAGTATTCAATAAATCATTCCATAGAGATTGAAGATCTTCAATTTTTGGAAAAATTATACTAAAAATAAAATCTGTAAAAAACCAAACAAAAGAATTACGAATTGCACAAGCAATAGAACCAAAAGAAGGTATTTTTAATCCGTTAAAATTGTAATCATATTGAGAGCAATCTTCATACCTTGGCTTTTCTTTTTTGTCCTCACAGAACCCCTCGAGACAAACAGAGTCGACAGTAGAACCAGAACGTTTTCGACCGTCAACATCAATATACATATAACGTTCCTTATATTTTATATATTCAGTATCTTTGGGAAAACCATTTATACAATAATCAGGAGTTGAAGAACTTTCGCCATAAGAATAGCAAGCCCTAGCGGAATAGCGTGCAACTACAGTATATTCATCGTAATTAGGTAAATCGACAGAAAAAGTACCACCAGCGTCGATAGTTTGTTGATGCACAACATCACCACCGCGACGTTTCTGTACAGTAAAGACCAATTGATAAGTATTATCGACCAAACGCCAACCGCCCTTAGTGTAATCAGAAAAAGCGTCAAGAGTTATTCGATCACGATCTTTTAAATGTTTTATTGAGATTTTCTTATCGACGACATTATATTCAAAATCTGGTAGGATCTCATCTTGAAGAGACTTAGGAATTTTAATATTACGATCCTTAAGAATAGAGCTTAGTTCATAATCAGGAGTAGACAAGAAAGTTTCAATAAGACCTGGTGGTTTTGAATAAGAAACAGAAAGGACCAAAGGAGTACTATCTGGTACCAAAGAAGCAGAACAAGTAACCTTAAAAGAATTAGAAGAAGACATAATCAAGTTAATGAGTTTAAAACCAGACGCAGAAAAATGATATCCGTAATATTCATCATAACGAAGAATCTGTTTCGGAGCTTTGGATTCAGTCCAATAAAGACGAACATAACGCTCATCACGGCCATTACCACCATAATAATTATTAAGAACAATCCAATCACCATTACCATAAACAGCTTTCTTATATGACTTTTCAGCATCAGCTCGAGAAATAAATTGACCACAAGAAGAAGTCCACTCGACATCTTTTCTAGTGAAGAAATATGAATAAAAAAGAGTACTTACATCAACAGAAGACTTGTCGTACTGTAATAATAGTTTCTTAGTAATACGAAAATCAGGAATCTGAGGAGTAGAACCCTGAGCAAAAACTGAATTAAAAGGAGATAAAACAGAATATCCAAAAATCAAAAGAGAAGACAAAGCATAAAAAACTCTCTTATTTATTTTCATCTTCAAGCTTCTTCCTTAAATAAGTCTGATATTCTTTTTCTTCATCAATCGAAAAAACCACTATAAACAACAAAAAAATAGAGAATAAAGCAAATAACATCATCATTTTTTATTATTCCTATTCTTAAAAACATCAGTGTAAAGAAAATAAACGCAGAAACCCAACGCAAAAAGAGTAATAGCGTTATAAATTAGACTGACAATATCACTAGAATTCATTATTTATCACCTCCAGAATACGAAATTCGTCGAATTAAATACCAACAAATAAATGCAGAGAATAGAATTACGAAGAATTTTACAAGAAATTTATCTAAGATTGTTTGTAAGTCTGTAGACGACATATAAAGAATCCTTTATCTCGAATTAGTGACTGAATAAAGAGATTTAAAAATAATATCCAAGACTATCTTCACTCCAGCACCAACAGCAACGATCGCCAAAAGAGAAGAGAAATTAGCAGATAGAGTCTGAGTTATTAATTGTACAATCTCTATAGTCTTCATATATTTAATAAGCAAGGTGCGGGATATACGTGTGGTGGGAGTCGTACATCCCGCGAACTACTAGAAACGACCTTTAAGGCCACGATTGCCAAAGCTGCGGAACAACTTCAGACCAACGCCAAAGCCGATTAAAATCGCAAGAGCAGGCCAGTTTTGAGTAAAGTACCCGATAACTGTCGTAATGATGCTAGTAGCGTCAGCTGCTTCAATAAGCTTCATAACTTGCTTTAATCCTTTCTTGTAGCTTTTAATTGTTCAATATAACACTTGAGTACCAGCCCGCTACAATGGCACTCTGGCTGCTTTTATCTTGACATTTAACTTACTTTTAAGCGCAAGCACCAAAAACTAAAATATATAAGCCCTACAATTAAAGCAGGGACTCCTTAGCGACTGATGACTCTATAAGAGACAATTGTTCAGAAGAGAGAAATACTGATTGTTTATAAATCTTCTCATTAGGCATAATCCATTCAATAGTCAATACGCTATATGATCTATTATCTTTTTTTGAAATACGCTCCTCTACATATGCACGAGAAATGTGAGATATGATGTTATCTGAGTTTGTAGCTGTCATTTTCTATACTCCTTTACGACATTAAAAAAACTCTTCATCAGTAACTGATAAAGAGTTATACAATCGTCGTATCTGGTGGGCAA